TTACCCATTGGCGCGGCTTAAGAGCTTATTTTTGAATTCACAATGGTCACGATATAACCATCTTGCTCGCCCGTGGATAACTTTGGCTTTTGGCAGGTCGCCGGACTTAATCCGGTCATAGATGAAGGTTTTACCGAAGCCAGTATCGGCCATGATGAATTTCAAATCAACCAGTGAATCAGGCTGTAGTTCGTGTTGCATGAGTGCTATCTCCGAATAGGGAATCGAACCTGCAAATCAGGCAATAAAAAACCGCCATCAGGCGGCTTTGTGTTCTTTCAGTTCTTCAATTCGAATATTGGTTACGTCTGCATGTGCTATCTGCGCCCATATCATCCAGTGGTTATAGCAGTCGTTGATGTCCTCTGCTTCGATAACCCTGTTGAATGGTTCTCCATTCCATTCACCTGTAACTCGGAAGTGCATTTATCATCTCCATAAAACAAAACCCGCCGTAGCGAGTTCAGATAAAAGAAATCCCCGCGAGTGCGAGGATTGTTAGTTGCGCTCTGCTGCTGCCTTAGCCATTACCATATCCACCCAATTTCACCAGACATGATTCTCGCAATCACTATCATCACCAAAGTGATAATCACAACTTTAACTGGCGGCATCATTCACCATCCTGCTCCGGCGGTTCTGGCAGCGGCATCCAGTGGGTGAACATATAGGCGTAGTAGGATTGGTCTTCAAAATCTGTCCAGCGATTTGCCACATCATCCCAGCACAAGACCTGCTGATTATCCCATTTAGCGAACACGATTACCCACTCTTGTGAGCCTGGCATCCGCTCGCTTACTGGAATCCAACCATCCGGAATCACCGGAGAGTTGCCACCCTGAACAGTAGGCATATCCGGACCTTTGCGAATCGCCCTGGCAAGATCGATTTGGTCGTCGTACAACCAGTCACCTGTTTGCGGATGATTGGCTTCTGCCAATTGTGCAGCCCACTCCAGGCCGTCTTTGTGTCCTTGCAGATAGTCCAGCGGTAACTCATCACTATTACTTACAGGTTCGGCCTGAAGCATGGCGGCGCGATAGGCGTTCCAGCCGACAGCTTTTCCGTGTTCAAACGCGCTGTCAAAGTCATCATCAATTTCCATCGCAGCGGGCACAGATACCGGCGCTGGAGGGACGGTGTAGAGCGGCATTACCTCAATATTGAAGATATCCCCCTCGCTTGGACACGCCTCTGCGCTACCGTAAACCCAAGGGTGAACGACTCCGTTACGCTTGTTGATTAATCTGTGCGCCCACGCCACAGGCTCCGCTTCGAGCGATGCCAGCGCGATACGCGCATTATTAATCAGGAGGCTATCAGCAGGAGATAAAACAACATGAGCGTTACCCTCCGCATCAATTTCAGAATTCGTAATTTTTCTGAACAGCTTTGCCAGTTCTCTGGTAATAGTGCTCATGGGCGAATCTCCGTCCTGCCACCAAGTAAGCGGATTGCCACTCGTTCCCGGAAGGTAAGCGGTCGATGGTGTCCGCGGGCATTAACAATTTCAGGCTTTCCATTAGGCGGATAATTGACCCTGACCGATTGACCATCTAGCGCGTGAGAAGCCTCGAGTAGTGCTGACTTTAAGTGCGCAGGGCACTCTTTCTGCACCCGCTCGCCGTCTGAAATGACACCTGCAATCCCCTGAAGCATGCTGGCTAAATTGCTGAGATAATTTTTCACATTCACTCTCCTTTACCGGTGCCATAGGCAGATAAGCACTCTTCAAATCCAGCCTGATTATCCGTTTGACCAAAACTGAAGCCATGCTGAAGACCATGACGAAATGCGCTATCTTGCAATTTATCTGCGCTATCGAGCTTCGCTTCCAGTTCAGCGATTCGCTTCTCTGCGGCTTCCAGCTCATCCAGCAGCGCCAGCACGGTGGCGGGGTTGGCTGCGGAGTTCAGCGCGTTCAAGGCAGTGATATCTGCATCAAGCTGAGTTCCTTCTGCCAGTGAGATATCGAAAATGTCATCAGGCGGCATAACACTAAGGCGCTCATGTGCGCCAACTGCTGCCGCTGCGATTTCACGCAGCGCCTGTTTGTCGATGTTGCTCATTGGGCGGCCTCCTTGCGAATCTGCTCCCTGAACAAGCGGGCTGAGACGATGATGTCTCTGATGCGTACTGATTTTTCGTCGAACTGCTCACCACCGTTTTTAATATGCGCATCCAGTTCTGCACTGTGATGCCGAATGAAAGCGTTGAGGTCATGCGCCCGCACTTCAGCCAGGAAGGCGTCTGTCGCCGGGGTTTCAGGAATAGTGTCTGGAATAACTTCTGAGTAAATGCGATCCATTGCTTCGCGCCATCCATATTCACAGGCGTTATAACCGTCAGTCTGAAGACCGTTATCCTCAACACCACAGCCCATTCCGATGCTTTGATAATCAGGCTCGTTACTGCGGTCAATCACTGCTGATAGAGTGTCTTTCAGCCCCGCATTCTCCGCCGCCAGCGCCGAAAACTTCTCGTGTGCCAACTTAACAGCTGCATCAGCCTGCTTAATTGACTCAGTCGCTTTCTGGTGGTCTTCGGCCAGCCCTGCTAAATCAGCCTCCAGTTCGGCTAGGCGTTCATTTAATGCATCTCGTTCATCCAGTAGTGCCAGCGCAACATTTGGATTAAAGGCAGCAATAAATTCAGCGTTTGCATAAGCCTGAGCATCTGTTTCAACCAGGCAGTTAACGTGACATTCTGCAATCACGCCACCTGGCTCTCCTTTCCATTTTTGACAAACAAAAACTCCTGTTAAATTGCCGTGCTGGTTAACAGATGTATGCCCTACGATGTAGCTTCCTTTAGTTGCTTTCTCTGCCTTTTCACGCAGTGCCTGATAGTCAATCTTGCTCACTGGTTGCCTCCTTTGCTGGGCTTTCGAATGTATCAAACTCAAACAACTTAACTACGTCATCAAACAGGACATAATCGCCATCAGAATCTTCAGTCATGTCAGCGCCACAATCCTGACCGAACGAGTCACAACCATCCATATCAAGCTCGTATCGCTTGAGTTTTGCGATATTTGATAAATTCAGCGCCAGTACAGCAAGGTCATAAACCTCATCAGCGGTATACCCGGCACCATGCCCATACATTTCAATACGGGATATGATTTCTTCTACACGTTGTTTTGTGATCGTCATTTTTGCTCACCTTCCTGTTCTTCCAGAAAAATACGCATAGCCTCAAGCATCTCTTCGGTGTCATACGGAGACAGCTTGTCACGCAGGATGTGTTCAATGCTGTTAATGAACTTGCGGATTGCTTTGCGTTCAATTTCAGCCAGGAAAGCGTCGGTGGCTTGGGTTTCAGTAACATCATCTTCCCATTCGCTAAACTCCTCACGACAAAAGTCATTAAATTCCTTCTCAGATTGCTTAAGCGAGGTATTTTCAGCAGCCATCTTCGCGCATTTAGCCTCAAGGTTATCAATCGTGATTCCAGCAGAACGACACTCCCGCAACGCCGTTTCCAGTTTTGATTCAAGTTCACCGAACTTACGGACAAGATATTCAGCGTTTGTTTCGTTAACCTTTAAATCACTTGGAATGCATTTACCTTTCAGAAATCCATCCATCTCAATTAGTGACATTTGTTTCATTTTTTCCCACTCCGCAACATCGCATTCAGATATTTGTTTTGATTTACTGACGGAAAAGAATTTCTCTTAAGCAATTCCTCTCTCGATGGCATTGGCTTTACGCGTTGGCGAATAATCATTTCTGCCGGAAGAATGCCGGGATTGTATGCAAGCCCTCTCATGGTAAATTCCTCAGTCATTACTGATAGCGCCATAGCGTGAGCGGTAATTACGCAGGCGCGGGTCGATATATTCAGGGAATTTGTCTATTGTCGCTTTTCGCAACGGTCTCATTGCTGTTTCGTTTGTTCGGTCCTTCTCATCTTTTAACGCGAGTTGTATATCGCGTCGGTACATCCGTTCTGCTTTTGTTTCTGGTGGCAGATCGATAAACGTGTCGAAAATGTTTTTGATATTTTCCAGCACCTCCGCCTTGGAGCTACCGGAGCAATTGCGCGGGTCATCCGCACCATACAGAGGCGCTGGCATAATGGGAGCCTTATTTTCAGTAATCAGAAAGGAGGGTAATCGTTCTGGCTGTAACCATAATCATCTGCATGATTCTGGCTTACGTTTTTAGAGCGATTGTCTTTATCTTTGAGATTGGCAACCATGTTGGCGATAGTTTCTGGTTGCTTGCCTTCTGCCTTTTCTTTAAGGGTTTTACCTGTTTGTGCAATAAACGGGATGCGTATTTCCATCTGGTAGCTGTCTGCGCCAGTCTTTTTGTTTGTGGTTAATACTTTCTGAAGCACTAACCCGATTTTCTTTCCATGAAATTCAGGTGCAACAAATTTACTGGCGGAAACCATATGCTGCGTTAATTGTCCAATCCCGGCACACCCCATCATGGCGTGAACGACATTTGCGCCAAATTTGTTTTCCGTTCCGTCATTTTTCTGAACACAGACGCTAAGATATTGGATTTTACGTCCGTCGTCGGATTCGCCAGAAAACTCAATAAATTTGGCTCCTTTTTCTGATTGCTTTAGTTCTGCTTCAGTAATGGTAATGATATGAGCGCCAGTTTCGTTAATAAAACCACCTTGCCCTGCGGTCAGTGCTGCTTCTTCGTTATAAGTAAAAATCACGTTGCTCATGCGGCGTTTTCCTTAATTTGATGAACATTATTGATGCCGTAGTAATCACAAACAGTGGCATCGACGAAAGAGAGATCGTTATCAATCTCATTGGAATCAAACATTCCCATTGGGGATTTAACAGTGTCTGCACCGTTGTTTTTCGTGGTGAAAAAGAACTGGTCATCGCGGGTAAGAGTGCGAAGAACTATAGTAAACATGCCTTCGACAGTGATTTTCTCGTCCAGCATTTTGCCGATAGTTTTCATTTTCACGCGCCCCATAGGGGTTTCTTCGGTGTGCGCAAGAAAATAGACTCTCAGGTCATCAGGTGCATCCTGTGCAGCCTTAATCACCTCCCATGCGTGGCGGCCTATCTCAGTAAATTTATCAAACGATTTTTCTTCTGAGCGGCGCATAAACTCATTGCTCATCACATACTGGAAGTCATCAACAATAACGATTCTTTTCCCGTATTCGTGAGCACGCTTAATTACGGAAACTATTACGTCCCATTTGTCAGTGGTAACTACGGTTCCTTTTTTTGCTCTGGCATCCCATGCCAGCCATTCTTTTGATTTAAATGGTAGCGGCTTGCCTATTGGTTTTATAAGTATTGCTTCCTCTGGATTGATATTTCTCATGCTGGTTGATTTTCCGGTGCCAGACTCACCGAGTATTAATGTCGCAGTTCCCATAATTCACCTCAGAATGGTAATTCGGATGGGGCGGAAAGAAATTCGCGCTCATTCATGCGCTCTCTTTGCGCTTGCCATAAACAAAGTTGTTTCTTTGATTTATCTCCCGCTTTACGCCAGTAACGAGCCTCAGCAATGTGATATTCTCTTTTTAATCGACTTAACTCTGGAGTTTTCGCCAGCTCTACCGGAATCATTTAGACCTCCATTTTCTGTAGGCTTCGACGGCCTCACGAAACATCTTTTCATCGCCAATAAAAGTGGCGATAGTGAATTTAGTCTGAATAGCCATAAGTGTTTTATCCATTTTTTGGAACTCCTGGCTGATTAAGTACGTCGATGAGTCGTTTCCATCCGTCACGTAATTTACGGGTGATTCGTTCAAGTAAAGATTCATTTAATTGGAAGGCACCCATGCGAGCGCCTCCCGCGATTGCGTAAATCATGGGTGGTTCCTTATGTTGGTTTTATTAGTAGGTTATTTTTGTTGCGAATACTTTGCCTTTTACGATGGCTGTTATGATATTTTTAGCAACATCTTCTGATGCGCCAACCTTGATAAGGTCAGCAAGTATTTTGTTATTTACTTCTTTCCGGTGAGCTTTATCCTTTGCTCTACGCTCTTCTTCGTCCTTGATTCTTTTTTCTTCTGCTATTCTGGCTTGCTCTTTTGCTTCAGCCTCGCGCCGGATTCGTTCAGCCTCCTCCTGTGCTTTTCGGCGTTCTGCTTCAATTGCCGCCTGCTTTTCTCTTTCAGCTCGTTCTGCTGCCTCTTTTGCTTCGCGCTGTGCTCGTTGCTCGGCTTCAATGCGTTCACGCTCTGCACGTTCCGCTGCGGCCTTAGCTTCTGCTTCTCGCCTTGCTGCTGCTTCAATTTCGGCTTTTGCCTTTGCTTCGGCTTCTGCTCTGGCTTTCTCTTCAGCTTCTCTTTTTAAGCGTTCTTCATGCTCTCGCTTTTCCTGCTCCGCTTTGAGTCTTGCCTCTTCTCTTTGGCGGTCAAATTCGCGATCCATCAAAATAGCTATTTCATGGTCAGACTCAATTTGCTTTGCGAGAGCTTCAGCTGCTGCCTTAGCTTCTTCTTCGGCTTTAATCCGTGCCTGTTCCTCCTCATAATCAGTAAGAGGCTGGCGTGCCTTGGATTTCAGCTCATCAAGGCGATCACGCACTGTCTTGCGGTTGGCATCAATTAGCTTTGGAATTTCCTTCAGTTCAGCAACAAGGTCTTTTCCAAGACCATCGAGATATGTTTTCGTCTGCGCAACTTTATACGCCAGAGAAGCGATCTCCTTTCTGCCCTTTGCCGTTGTGATATCAGGCACAAAGGACATAACTTCACGTTCAACCTTTTGAAGGATTTCTTCAATCTGGTCGGCAGACTGAAATACAGTCATTGCATTTGCTTTTTCAATAACAACTAAATCTGTTACTTCACTCATATATCCTCCATCAAAAAAATCGCCCTCACATCGGAGGGCAAAGAAGATTTCCAATAATCAGAACAAGTCGGCTCCTGTTTAGTTACGAGCGACATTGCTCCGTGTATTCACTCGTTGGAATGAATACACAGTGCTTATTCATACTAATAAAACACCCAATTTTCTGTTTCTTGGTTGTGTCCAAAGTTATATTCAATATCTGGTGTTGATGTATCAATATTCTTCATCCCATCAACAAGAGTTGATACAACAGCCAAATCTTGTTTGATTCTCATCAAATGGTATTTCTTCCGGCGCAATAAACTTTCAATGGCAAGTTTCTTCGTCGGGAACGCAAAAGATCTTTCTGCATTTTTTGCTACTTTCTTAATTGCATATCTATTTCTCCTTTGTTTCCATTCCTGTAACCACTGATTTGGTGCTGGTTTAAAATTAACAATCCAATGCGCAGGAACCAACCATGCATAATGCTCTGTCTGATGAAAAGCTATATATTGAAGTGCGAATATTTTGATTCCATCTTCTTCAACTGTCGCTTGGAATCTCCAGAAAACAGGCATTCCATCATGTTCAGTTTCTGATTCAGGAAAAGGTACGCTCCATGATTTTGTCATATCTCACCTCAAATAATTCAGTGCAGTGTTTATTCTGTTGTTTATGCCAAAAGAAGGCCGACTATGCGGCCTGAAATTACTTAACCAATGATGCTGCATATTCGATAAGGTAAAGCTTTGGGGCCAGCCAAATTTTTAACCAAGTCATATTGGTTACTACACCAATAATAAAAATCCCCCACAGAGTCAAAACTACAACCAATGGCATGATAAGAAGATTAATATCACCTTTGCTATCCCAAACCATTGTCGGCCTGTATTTGGGATTTCCTTTCTCCCATGAATATCCTTCATCACCGATTTTACCTGTCTCAACTCTTTGGCACTGCTTCTTCATAAACCAGAAAACCAGTGGGATTGTTAGAATGGCCATTAATGTTTTAATCAGACTGTCAACCATATTCCATAGCAGCAACTGATGAACAACATCAGGAATCTGTGCCTGGCTAAATGAAACAGCCGCGTCTATTCCATTACTGGCTTTTTGCAGTAGTTCTACGAGAATCTTGTTTGCTTGTTCTTCCATATCTCACCTCAAATAATTCAGTGCAGTGTTTATTCTGTTGTTTATGCCAAAAGAAGGCCGACTATGCGGCATAATTATTTTTAACTATCATCAATACATGGCACTTTATTCCAGTCGATATCGTTTTTATTGTCGTCCCACATGTCTTTGTTTTTGTATTTCTCGCTACATCCTAGGCAAATGTTGTATGGCCTACCGATAAGGTTTAACGAAATACGTTGCATTTCATTTGATTCAAACATGTATCCACAGAACTGACATTTATGCATATCTCACCCCTCATACAGTAGCTTACTGCCTGATTTCATTTTCTGGCGACCAACACAAGTCACCCCCATTTCACTGCGTGGCTTGCGGTAGTAAATACGGTTCTGTTTACGCTCGACTTCTTCTGCCTTCTTGCAGCGAAGGCTTCCGAGTGATGCTGCTTTATCTGCTCTGACGCAACCAGAGAGCTTTAGCGCAATTTTTCGTGCCAATCGCTGTTCTTGCATTGCCTGTTCACGTTGAGCCTGTCTGCGTGCTCTGCGGCGATTTCTGGCGTTATCGTCAGCCAGATATGTAATGACTACTGTCATGTTGACCTCCGATGATTGACTTTGGCGGTGACGCGCCGGGTGCTTATCTTCCGGTTGCCGTCGTGCAGCTGCACTTCACGCCACCCCAAAGCCAACTACTCTTTGGTTCCCGCATTTCGGCGGGACAATCCCATCAATGTTAAAGAGCCTGCCAATCTGTTCCGTTTGGCTTCCAGCGTCCTGCTGATGGCTAAAGAATACTGTAGGTATTTTATTGTGTAAATACCCAAGGTATTTATTTTTGATGAAATAATGATAAACAAATGAATACAAAGGATATTTATTTTTTCGCTGTCTGCTTGTTCAGTGATTTTTATGCGGGATATGTGAAGTGGATCCCGATAGCTATTGCTGCCGGGATTATGGGTTAGTCAGCGAAGGTTAAGACGAGAATTACCTTAATGATGTCTGCTACAACAGACACGGCCATAGATAAACCAAAGACGATCCAAGCCACAGTGATGTCTTCACTACCATCGTATAGAGTTCCGTAATCACTGGTGTAAGGCGTAAATGTCGCGCCTTGATACAATAGGTATAAGCTTGATCCATAGAGGATAAATGCAGATATCCCTTGTATTGCTATGATCACAAGAATCATGAAACGAGCTGATCTATGCGCCCAAGCCTGGCTTATTTTTTCTGATAGAGATTTCGCAATAAAAGCATGCGCTAAGCCGTAAATTGTCGAGATTGCCAACATCCCAAAAAAGCTTGCTATAGCGGTTCCAACCATAATCGCCCCTTGCGTGATCAAACCAGCCTTAGTTTTGTCTCAATTGCAACGCCTATAATCTTGCAGTTTCCATTGATTGGCACGAGAGGCCATGCAGGATTAAGTCCCTTGAGGTATTTATTTCCGCCGTCGATTATCAGCTTCTTGAATGTTGCTTCGTTAGAGTCAGAAAGTTTTGCTATGACCAAGCTGCCGTTGATCGCCTCCCTTCCGGTATCGAAAAGAACGAATGTTCCCTCTGGAATGCTTAACCCAACCGGTGCCGTCATTGAATCACCTTCCACTTTAAGCCAAAACGCATTACCTTGAATATGCGCGTCAGACTCAAGCCAAACATCTATGTCTTTAATGGTGTATGGTTCGCATGCTTCACACCACGAGCCAGCCTGGATACTGCTTAACACCGGATACCTCTTTCCTGCTCTGTATTCCCCTGCATACCTTACGTTGGCATCGCTCTTAAGGCTTTCTGCCTGTTCTGCAACCTTGGCAGCAATTGACTGGCTAAAATCAGCAATTGAGACTTGCAACAATCGTGCAAAACCAGATGCAACCTCAACGTTTAGCGCGTTTCTGCCATTAAGATAATGCCCTACCGCTCCTTGGGTGATACCCAGTTCATCAGCGATTGAGTATTGGGTTATTCCCAATTCTTTCTTTTTTGACTCATACAAAGCCTTAAGCCGCTTAGCGTCTTCGAGCTGTTCTGTCGTCAGTGATTTTTTATTTTCCATAGCTTAATTCTAATAGCTAAGGTACTTAAACTAAAAATACCCTGAGTATTGATTGCTTTGAATACCTGTAGTATTCTTTATTCATGGTTAATAACGGAGAGTGCATATGATTCGAATGACACTTGCCGATTACGCCAAAATCCATGGACAGGCTAAAGCAGCCAGTGACTTTGGTGTAATCCAGTGCGCTATCAGCAAGGCCATTCTGGCAGGCCGTAACATCATGGTTACGGTAAAGCCTGATGGCAGTGTGATTGGAGAGGAAGTTCGTCCTTTCCCAAGCAACAAGAAAAACAAATAGTAACACCGCTCTTTAACAGTCATGGTCCTCATTCCCGCCGAAATGCGGGAATACAACGCACATAAGTTGATGCGCATAACTTCTTATTAGTTAAGGAAATACTTACATATGCAACTTACAAGTACTCGCAAGAAAGCGAATGCAATTACAAGCAACATCCTGAATCGAATTGCTGTACGTGGTCAGCGAAAGGTGGCCGACGCATTAGGGATCAATGAATCGCAAATTTCGCGATGGAAAGACAGCTTTATCCCAAAGATGGCCATGCTTCTGGCTGTACTGGAGTGGGGTGTTGAAGACGAGGAGTTGGCGGAACTGGCTAAGAAAGTAGCCAGAATGCTGACAAAAGAAAAAGCCCCGAAGAACGGCGAATTCTTCGAGGCCTGATGTAGAAAGACTGGATCAATCCACAGGAGTAATTATGACAAAACGTCGTAAGAAATACCAGGAAAAAGAAGAGATTCGACACCCTGATTCACCTGAGGGATTAGTGGTAGCCGCAGCAAATAACAGGGCGTTCGCAGAGCGCCTTGTTGGTGTTTACAGACTAGCCAAAGCAGGAGTGAAACATGGGCGTCGTTAAGTTAGCTGATTACAGGCATAACCCTGTACAACATCAGGAGGCATCCAGTATGGGGTATGTCTCTATACACCGCCAGTTTATGGACAGCAGGCTCTATAAGGACTCTCAGGCAGTACATCTTTGGCTTCACTTAATCCTCAAGGCTAATCACGAATCTACTGTCGTCAATACGGATATCGGTCCGATAACTGTTGAGCGCGGTCAGATGATAACTGGACGCCCGTCGCTGGTCAGAGAAACATTCATCCCCGACAACAAAGTTCGGAGCTTATTACGGACTTTTGAGTCGAAAGGTATGCTTAATATTTGCTCGATGGGGAAGAAATTTAGCCTGTTTACAATCGTTAAATATGACGATTTTCAGGCAAAAAATTGTCCAACGGTTGTCCAACAGTTGTCCAACGCAAACACCAGTAATGGTGCGGCTCTCAGCGGAGATTGTCCAACGGTTGTCCAACAGTTGTCCATAAACAATAATATAAATAATATCTCTAATACTGACGTATTAGAGAGTGCCACAGCAGACAAAAAGTCTGACAAGAAAAAACCTTCCGTCAGCTGTCAGGATGTTGTCGATGCTTACCACGAAATCCTTCCTGAAGCGCCAAGAATCCGCGCACTGAATGACAAGCGTAAAAACCAGATCCGAACGTTCTGGCGCAAAGCCGGAGTGATAACCCGCCAGCTTGACGGGCATGGGTTCACGATGCAGGACTGGAGAAATTATTTGAGCTACGTAGGCGAAAATTGCCGATGGATGTTCGAAGAGCGCCCAAACCATCAACGCGGAACTGTCTGGCACAAAAAGGGATTTGATTTCCTGCTTAACGATAATACCTACCTGAAAGTTCGTGAGGGTGAACACGATGACCGATAATTTTTATGCGCCGCCCCATAGCATCGAGGCAGAGCAGGCGGTGATTGGTGGATTGCTTCTGGATGATGACAGCAGTGAGCGCGTCCAGAAAGTTCTGGCGATGCTGAAGCCTGATTCATTTTACAGCCGACCACACAAAATCCTTTTCGAAGAAATAACCAGAATGCACCGTGAGCAAAAGCCAGTAGATGGCCTGACGCTTTTCGATGAACTGGAGCGTAAATCGTTAACGGTGTCTGTTGGCGGTTTTGCTTATATCGCTGAGATCGCAAAGAACACGCCAAGCGCAGCAAACATCGTTGCTTATGCAATGCAGGTTCGCGAAACCGCAATGGAACGCTACGCCATCAACCGCATGACTGAAGCGACGGAATTGCTCTATTCCCGCAATGGAATGACTGCAACGCAGAAGTACGAAGCTATTCAGGCGATTTTCACGCAACTGACAGACCATGCAAAAACCGGATCGCGTCGCGGCCTTCGCTCATTTGGTGAGGTCATGGAAGACTGGGTTAGCGACCTTGAGAAGCGATTTGATCCATCAGGCGAACAACGGGGAATGAGCACAGGGATCCCATCGCTGGACAGGATGCTGTCACCGAAAGGTCTGGTGAAAGGCTCTCTGTTTGTCATTGGCGCTCGCCCTAAGATGGGGAAAACGACGCTATACAGCCAGATGGCAATCAACTGCGCAGTGCATGAGAAAAAGCCCGCTCTGATGTTCAGCCTTGAAATGCCAGGTGACCAGATACTGGAAAAACTGGTAGGGCAGAAGTCAGGTGTTAACCCGAATATTTTTTACCTTCCGGCGACAAATGACGCCGATGACGGCTATCAGGGTGATTACGATGGTGACTTCAACAGGGCGATCGAAACAGCCAATCGCTTGAGTGAAATCGACCTGCTTTACATCGACGACACGCCGGGATTATCTCTGGCTCAAATCGTCAGCGAAAGCCGTCGAATCAAGCGAGAAAAAGGATGTGTTGGCATGATTCTGGTCGATTACCTGACACTAATGACCGCTGAGAAGGCCGATCGCAACGACCTTGCTTACGGCATGATCACCAAAGGACTGAAGAACCTTGCCAAAGAGCTTGATTGCGTTGTTGTGCTTCTGACGCAGCTTAACCGCGCACTGGAAAGCAGAACCAATAAACGCCCATTACCAAGTGACTCACGAGATACAGGGCAGATTGAACAGGATTGCGATTATTGGGTTGGGATCCATCGTGAAGGCGCTTTTGATGACAGTGTTCCACCTGGTGAAACTGAACTAATCCTTCGTCTCAATCGTCATGGCAATACCGGCACGGTGTATTGCATTCAGGCAAATGGCGCTATTTATGACACAGACCAACAGTCTGCTGAAATGCGCCGCCGTGAACGCGAGGAACCTCAGTCCAAGAAGAAAGGAGGATTCTGATGAATAAAAAACAATTAGCCATTCTCGAAAAGGCATGGGATGCACAAATATCATGCGCTTTGAAAGAACAGGCACTACCAATAATCCAGACCAAATCGAAAATAGCCAGGCAGTTATGCGATGACGGATTCCTGAACGAAGTTGAGATTACGCGCCAGATGGTAACGTTCAAAGGGTATGAGATAAATCATCATGGTATAGCGGCGTATTGCTCCCATCTTCCTGATGACGTTGACATTGATGAAATGTAAGCGTACAGCCTGAACCGTCTGGTCAGAATCTGACGAATTAGACAAAGTGGTGTCCACCAAATAAGTAGTGGGAACCAAAGTGTCAGATATGCAGAAAAATGTGACTCCCGGCAGGCGAAAAGGCAGCCCTAATTATCCTCCCGAATTTAAACAGCAGCTCGTTGCTGCCTCCTGTGAACCCGGGATATCCATCTCAAAACTTGCTCTTGAAAATGGCATTAACGCCAATCTGTTGTTCAAATGGCGACAACAATGGCGCGAGGGAAAGCTGCTATTACCTTCTTCAGAGAGCCCCCAGCTACTTCCTGTGACTCTCGATGCAGCTGCCGAACAGCCAGAATCGCTCGCAGAGGACCCGAAAACCCTCAGTATCAGCTGTGAGGTAACGTTCCGGCACGGGACGCTCCGCTTCAATGGCAATGTCAGCGAAAAGCTCCTGACTCTGCTGATACAGGAACTGAAGCGATGATCCCGTTACCTTCCGGGACAAAAATTTGGCTGGTTGCCGGTATCACCGATATGAGAAATGGCTTCAACGGCCTGGCGGCAAAGGTGCAGACGACGCTGAAAGACGATCCGATGTCAGGTCACGTTTTTATCTTCCGTGGGCGTAATGGCAGTCAGGTAAAGCTCCTCTGGTCTACCGGCGATGGACTGTGTCTGCTGACCAAACGGCTGGAGCGCGGCCGCTTCGCCTGGCCGTCAGCCCGGGATGGCAAAGTGTTCCTCACACCGGCACAGCTGGCGATGCTCCTTGAAGGTATCGACTGGCGGCAGCCTAAAAGACTGCTTACGTCCCTGACTATGTTGTAAGCCTCTTTATCCTGGTCGACGCTGAATGAGCCTGGTAATATACCCGGTATGAGCAGCTCACTTCCTGACGATATCAATGCACTGAAACGTCTCCTTGCCGAACAGGAGGCGCTGAACCGTGCCCTGCTGGAAAAGCTGAACGAGCGTGAACGCGAAATAGACCATCTGCAGGCACAGCTGGATAAGCTGCGCCGGATGAACTTCGGCAGCCGCTCCGAAAAAGTCTCCCGTCGTATCGCACAGATGGAAGCTGACCTGAAGGCACTTCAGAAAGAAAGTGATACCCTTACCGGTCGGGTTGACGCCCCGGCCGTGCAGCGCCCGCTGCGTCAAACCCGCACCCGCAAACCGTTCCCCGAATCACTCCCCCGCGATGAAAAACGGCTGCTGCCGGCAGCGTCATGCTGCCCGGAATGTGGAGGCTCACTGAGCTATCTGGGTGAGGATGCCGCCGAACAGCTGGAGTTGATGCGCAGCGTCTTCCGGGTTATCCGGACTGTACGTGAAAAGCATGCCTGTACTCAGTGCGATGCCATCGTGCAGGCCCCCGCGCCTTCACGGCCCATCGAGCGGGGTATCGCAGGACCGGGGCTGCTGGCCCGCGTGCTGATCTCAAAGTATGCAGAGCACACCCCGCTGTACCGCCAGTCTGAAATGTACGGCCGCCAGGGCGTGGAGCTGAGTCGTTCACTGCTGTCGGGCTGGGTGGATGCATGCTGCCGGCTACTGTCACCGCTGGAAGAAGCGCTTCAGGACTATGTGCTGACTGACGGTAAGCTCCATGCTGATGACACGCCTGTCCCGGTGCTGTTGCCAGGCAATAAGAAAACGAAGACCGGGCGGTTATGGACCTACGTTCGTGACGACCGTAACGCCGGGTCAACGCTGGCGCCGGCGGTGTGGTTCGCTTACAGCCCGGACAGAAAAGGCATCCATCCGCAGACCCATCTTGCGGGGTTCAGTGGTGTACTGCAGGCGGATGCATACGCCGGGTTCAACGAGCTGTACCGGGATGGCCGGATAACGGAAGCCGCCTGTTGGGCTCACGCCCGCCGTAAAATCCACGATGTGCACGTTCGCACCCCGTCAGCCCTGACGGAGGAAGCGCTGAAACGGATCGGCGAACTGTACGCCATCGAGGCAGAGATAAGGGGAATGACGGCGGAGCAGCGCCTTGCCGAACGTCAGTTGAAAACGAAACCGCTGCTGAAATCCCTGGAAAGCTGGCTGCGTGAAAAGATGAAAACCCTGTCGCGACACTCAGAACTGGCGAAAGCGTTCGCATACGCCCTGAACCAGTGGCCGGCGCTGACGTACTATGCAGATGATGGCTGGGCTGAGGCGGACAATAACATCGCTGAAAATGCGTTGCGGATGGTCAGTCTGGGCCGCAAAAACTACCTGTTCTTCGGTTCGGATCATGGAGGAGAGCGGGGAGCGCTGCTGTACAGCCTGATCGGGACGTGCAAACTGAACGGAGTGGAGCCAGAAAGCTACCTCCGCTATGTCCTTGACGTCATAGCCGACTGGCCGATAAACCGGGTCGGCGAACTGCTCCCCTGGCGCGTAGCACTGCCGACTGAATAACACATCCCCGTCAATACGGTTCTTGCTGCACGCTTACGATGAAATGGAAAGGGAGATGAAGCAATGACCATCTACATCACTGAGCTAATAACAGGGACTATTTACACAGTAGCCCTTTTTTATTGGATTGGAAGTGAGAGGTGATAGCGTGAGTGAACCATCTAAACATGCGCAGTATTGCCCATTCTGCCAGCGTCATATTGAGCCTGAGCGAGATGATTTAGGCGATCTGTACATTACACATGAAGGCGGATTTATTTATGTGCACGACGAAGTACTACACGATGACGATTACACATTTACGCTACTTAACTAACATCCAGCACGCTGACGGAGAGGGATGATGAGTAACGAAAATGGATTAATTGAATGGTTGCAAAGCGGCGAATATCTTCCTGGCTTTCTACGCGACTTTCACGACCAGAAAGATGTGTTTAATGCTATGCACGACACAATTGGGAATGCTAACGAAAACGGTAATGCCAGAGATGGGCATATCTATGTTATTGACACCTTTCTTTGGTACATGGCCCGATGCGGTTACACCTTGCAGAAATCAAGGAAAAATGTCGAATTTAAAGATATGCAGGATGACATTGAGCGCAGCAAAGAATGGCGGCGTGAGGCATTTTCTCGTGTTATTTCAGAACAGCACAAAGTCTAGTGATGGAGAGGAATATGGACGAATCAAGAAAGCAGTTTGAAGAATGGTTTGAAAATTACACCGGATGTGATCATAAAAATAAAATATACGCCAATATGGTTGAGATGTATTGGCAAGCGTGGCAGGCATCGCGAGCAGCTATTGAGATTGAGTGTCCTGGAAAAAGAGAGCGTGAGGCATTTTCTACCGATTTCGAGGATGGGGTCACATTTGGTTATAACGACGCAATTAGTGAATGCGAATGACGGATTCGCGCTGCTGGAGTCAAAGTGAAGGAGTAACGATGAAGCAAACAATCTTCCTCCGAAGTAAGCAACAACAGCAAGCCGCAATCAACGCCATCCTCGCAACACCACTCGATAAAGACAAGCCAGTCACCATCCGCATTACTGACTACAAGCGCAACCTTGACCAGAACGCAAAATTTCACGCGATGCTGGCGGATATCGCTTGTCAGGTTCAATGGTGCGGCAAATGGTTAAAACCAGAGCAATGGAAGGTTTTGTTGATAAGCGGTCATGCAGTGGCAACAAAGCAGGAAGCTGATGTTTTGCCCGGGCTTGAAGGCGAATACGTCAACATTCGCGAAAGCAGCGCGCAGATGAGTGTGAAGCGTATGGCAAGTCTGATTGAGTACACGACAGCATGGGCTATTGGTCAGGGTGTCAGATTTACCGACAGGAGGTACGAATGAGACGACAGCGACGAAGTATCACCGACATAATCTGCGAAAACTGCAAATACCTTCCAACGAAACGCTCCAGAAATAAACGCAAGCCAATCCCAAAAGAATCTGATGTAAAAACCTTCAACTACACGGCTCACCTGTGGGATATCCGGTGGCTTAGAGAACGTGCGAGGAAAACAAGGTGATTGACCAAAATCGAAGTTACGAACAAGAAAGCGTCGAGCGAGCTTTAACGTGTGCTAACTGCGGTCAGAAGCTGCATGTGCTGGAAGTTCATGTGTGTGAGCACTGCTGCGCAGAACTGATGAGCGATCCGAATAGCTCAATGTACGAGGAAGAAGACGATGAGTGATTACCTGAAATGGTATCTCTGCCACCGCTGGTTAATTAAGTTTGCTGTAAAAGACTGGATGACAGCGGATGCCAACAAACTTAAGCAAAGAAAGGACTATTACTACGCCAGAATGAAGGAAAACTACTGCTCAATTCGCACTCGCATATTTATTAAAAAAGACCTTCAGTCAATTCTTCAATTGCGAGGGAAGGTAAATGGCTAATCTACGCAAAGAAGCACGTGGCAGAGAATGCCAGGTACGTATTTACGGCATATGCAATGGCAATCCTGAAACTACAGTTCTGGCACATTACCGGATGGCTGGAATTTGCGGAACGGGAATGAAACCTGACGACATGATCGGCGCATGGGCTTGTAGCGCGTGTCACGATGAAATCGACCGACGCACCCATAATCTCGACAACAAAGACGCCAGACTTTACCACCTCGAAGGCGTGATCAGGACGCAGGCGATACTACTGAAGGAGGGGAAGATTAAGCCATGAACGAATATCAGTTTGTGCTTCCATACCCGCCGTCGGTGAATACCTACTGGCGAAGACGGGGAAGCCAATACTACATCAGCGATAAAGGCCAGAAATACCGAAAAGACGTTCAGCAAATCATCCGCCAACTTAAGTTAGACATTTTCACCAAATCACGACTCCGCATCAAAGTAATCGCAGACGTTCCGGACTCCCGCCGCCGCGACCTCGACAACATCCTGAAAGGTTTACTCGACTCCCTTATCCACGCCGGATTTGCGGAAGACGACGAGCAATTCGATGACATTCGCGTAATTCGTGGTGTGAAAGTACCAGGTGGAAGGCTTGGAATAAAAATCACCGAACTGGAGAACGCATGAACGCCACAATTCAAACGATACCAGAGCTTCTTATCCAGACACGAGGCAATCAGACCGAAGTGGCAAGGATGCTTTCCTGCGCAAGAGGAACAGTGCTCAAGTACAACCGAGACAGCAAAGGCGAGCGTCACGTAATAGTTAACGGCGTCCTGATGGTCAAACAGGGCAAGAGGGGAAGACGATGAGCATAAGAGAAATAAACCTCACCAAAGAACAGCACGATTGGCTGAATGGCTGGCTTGAACTGTGGGGCGCATGGGTTTATTCAGGTCGTCTGGAAAAGCGCATGAGCAGCGTAATAGCGAAGTTCATGGAGAGCGTAGAGCCGGGAAGAGTTATGACAAGGCCAATGTGTAATGATGATGATGGAATGTTGATTTCTCAGGTCGTCGATTCCGTCATGTGCATTGACAAGAAAGCCTTTGGCATCCTCCTCAGCTACTACGCTCATGGATCTTCCAAGCATGCCATTGCATCTTACTATCATCGTGTCGCAAGACCTCGCAAGATGTTATGCCGGGGCGGCGGGCGTATTCAAAAACCATCGCTCGCAACCTGTCGCCGGGAAGTTGACGAAATCCTCAATGCTTCGTTGTTTATGATTTACCCAGTTCTGGATAGTGCGTTTAAAAACCGGAAACGTGTAGAGAAAATTAAACATGTAGCATAGAACGTGTTGACATCATTGAGCAAATGAGCAACACTATTCGCATAAGCTGCCGTTAGTGACTCTTAAGTTGCAACGGTGGCTTTTTTTATTTGGGTCAGTCGTATAAAGGTCATTACGGAAGGCTGTTAACCTTCTTATCGTGGTTCGAGTCCACGCTGTCCCGCCAAACATGCTGGTTTAGCTCCAATGGTAGAGCAGTCGCCTTGTAAGCGAATGGGTAGCGGTTCAAGTCCGTTAACCAGCACCATAACTGAGCCGTAGCCACTGGCTATCCTGAATTCATCAGTGATAGTTACGCTGCGGCCTTCTACACATGACCTTCGTGAAAGCGGGTGGCATGAGGTTGCGCTAACAACCTCCTGCCGTTTTGCCCGTGCATATCGGTCACGAACAAATCTGATTACTAAACACAGTAGCCTGGATTTGTTCTATCAGTAATCGACCTTATTCCTAATTAAATAGAGCAAATCCCCTTATTGGGGGTAAGACATGAAGATGCCAGAAAAACATGACCTGTTAGCCGCCATTCTCGCGGCAAAGGAACAAGGCATCGGGGCAATCCTTGCGTTTGCAATGGCGTACCTTCGCGGCAGGTATAATGGCGGTGCGTTTACAAAAACAGTAATCGACGCAACGATGTGCGCCATTATCGCCTGGTTCATTCGTGACCTTCTCGACTTCGCCGGACTAAGTAGCAATCTCGCTTATATCACGAGCGTGTTTATCGGCTACATCGGTACTGACTCGATTGGTTCGCTTATCAAACGCTTCGCTGCTAAAAAAGCCGGAGTAGAAGATGGTGGAAATCAATAATCAACGTAAGGCGTTCCTCGATATGCTGGCATGGTCAGAGGGAACAGATAACGGACGTCAGAAAACCAGAAATCATGGTTATGACGTCATTGTTGGCGGAGAGCTATTCACTGATTACTCCGATCACCCTCGCAAACTTGTCACGCTAAACCCCAAACTCAAATCAACAGCCGCAGGACGTTACCAACTTCTTTCACGTTGGTGGGATGCCTATCGTAAGCAGCTTGGCCTGAAAGACTTCTCTCCAAAAAGCCAGGACGCTGTTGCACTGCAGCAGATTAAGGAGCGTGGCGCTTTACCGATGATTGATCGCGGTGATATTCGTCAGGCTATCGACCGTTGCAGCAATATCTGGGCTTCACTGCCGGGCGCTGGTTATGGTCAGTTCGAGCATAAGGCTGACAACCTGATTGCAAAATTCAAAGAAGCAGGCGGAACGGTCAGAGAGATTGAGGTATGAGCAGAGTCACCGCGATTATCTCCGCTCTGGTTATCTGCATCATCGTCTGCCTGTCATGGGCGGTTAATCATTACCGTGATAACGCCATGACCTACAAAGAGCAGCGCGATAAGGCCGCATCCACAATCGCTGACATGCAGAAGCGTCAACGTGATGTAGCAGAACTTGACGCCAGATACACAAAGGAGCTTGCTGATGCTAATGCGACTATCGAAAGTCTCCGTGCTGATGTTTCTGCTGGTCGTAAGCGCCTGCAAGTCGCCGCCACCTGTGCAAAGTCAACGACCGGAGCCAGCAGCATGGGCGATGGAGAAAGCCCAAGACTTACAGCAGATGCTGAACTCAATTATTACCGTCTACGAAGCGGAATCGACAGGATAACCGCGCAGGTTAACTACTTGCAGGAATACATCAGGACGCAATGCCTTCGATGATAGCGATAATTTTACTCATCATCCTTCACATCTGGCTCTGTAGACAGGGTGGTGATCACTTCTGGAGTGAATCCAGATTAAACATCTCATTGCTGATGCTTGATATTGAGCATCTGGCGCGCGGTAAGGGGCTGCGTTGAGATAAGAGCCAGTCATTACAAATACCAGGGTTTAGCCTCGCATTCGCGGGGCTTTTTTATATCTGCAACAAACGCGCTTCACACGCGCGACTTCTGAACACAGAACCTTTCAGGATGACCCTTGAGGATGCCGGTTTGGTGATCGGTGCCTTTCTGTGGGCCGGAATCCTGTGTGACAAGGTTCATCACTAAAAGGTAATCACTGATGAAGTACCCAACAGTTATTGTCAATGGTGTGTCCGTTCGTGTTGATGAGGATGGACGCTACAACTTAAACGATCTCCATGCAGCAGCAGTTGCAAATGGAGAGGCTACAGAGCAACAGCGCCCAAGCCAGTTTTTGCGTAGCGCGCAGATAAAACGCTTCATAAAAGCACTGGAGGCCAAAGTGCAAAAAAGCACTTTGGAACAAATTCAACCACTTAAAATAATCAAAGGTGGTGCAGAACCAGGTGTGTGGGGTGTTGAACTTCTGGCAATCAGATATGCAGCATGGATTAAGCCGGAATTTGAAATCGAAGTTTATGAAGTTTTCAAAACGGTTGTCCGTCTCGGCGTTGGCGCAATGTCCCGTCTGAATAGAATCGATCACATCATCAATACTGAAACCAAAGCGATAAGCCAGTGCGCAAGCCAAATGGCTAAGTGGGGCGTTGGTGGGCGAAAAAGATTGCTTCATGTTGCACGCGAGAGAGCGGCAAATGAAGTGCAAATGTATTTGCCCGGGATGGTGTGATTTCGCAGGTTAATCCAGTTTTTGCATTACGGCAGCACCGCGAAACAACCCAAGCCAGAAAGTGGGGAAATAACACTGGCAGCCACTGAAAGATGAACCTCCAGCCTTATGGCAAAAAAGATTCTTTGTGGTGGCGGACTGATGGAAAGACATCGGTTATTGCAGAGGCCATTCAATGAGTGGTCTCGACAATGGCTTATACCCTATACGGGATAACTTAATTGATATCCCTTTTAACGGATAAACGGAGCCAACAATGGCAGAGATTATTCCCATGACTGAAGAACAGAAATTCCAGTTAGAGATTTACAAACTGGTCATGAACCAGAACGCAGCAGCAGAAGAAGCATTTCAGTTCATTGGCACTGACGAACTGAAGCTTGAGCTATTCAAAATTCACTTCCAGTCAGGCGGCGCTAATTCAGATATCACGACCCGTACTATCGAAGCGGTGCGTAAATCGAAGGAAGCGTTAGACCTGTTCACCGCTGGAGTGTGATATGGCTAAGGCCAAATGGCACAAACTCCCGGCGTTCACCATTCCGCTGTTTCAAAGTGCACACGTCTACCTCGCAACAACCAGAGAACAGTTTCAGCACGCTGATAAATTCCTTGGCGGCAGCGGGGATGAGAAGCCATTCAATCTTGGGCTTGCAAGCAACTATGAAAACACTGATACGGGTGAGAGATGCTATCTGATTGGAGTATTCGATCAGCAGATCGCTACGCTCGTTCATGAGTGCGCCCACGTCTGCTTTTACGTTTGCTCTGATGTCGGCGTGACGACAAGGCCTGAAGATGCCAACGAGACGTACTGTTACATGCTGGACAGGATGGTTAATCACTTCCTGCCATTCATTCAGGAGAAACAAGATGTATCACTGGAATAATCAATCCCCTTATTGCCAATGCCAACGCTGCCCGTGCTGCGGGAAGATTGTTAACCAATTTACTGGCAACAATTTCTTCAAGACTGGTTATGGATATGGTGTTGCGGGTAGCGTTAATTGCTCTGGGGCTGCTGCTGAAACGACATCAAACACAGGCAAGCAGGAAGGAGCTAAGTAATGGTAATCAAAGTTTGTTCATGCTCTCAGGGCTTCGACAACCCATCCAAATTCCGCGAAGAGTGGGATAAGCAAACAGAAGGGAAATAATCAATATGGCAGCACCAAAGGGCAACCGATTTTGGGAGGCCCGCAGCAGTCACGGGCGCAACCCGAAATTCGAATCGCCTGAGGTGCTGTGGGAAGCATGCTGCGAATATTTCACATGGGTGGAAGAGCATCCACTGTGGGAAATGAAAGCATTCTCGTATCAGGGTGAAGTGACGCAAGAGCCTATCGCCAAGATGCGTGCAATGACGCTCACCGGCCTATGCCTGTTCCTCGATATAGCCGATGAAACATGGCGAAGATTTCGCGCTGACGAAGATTTTTGTGGGGTCACCACGCGAGCAGAGAAAGTCATCTACGACCAGAAATTCTCCGGCGCAGCTGCTGACCTTCTCAACGCTAATATCATCGCCCGTGATTTGGGCCTCAAAGAGCAGTCGCAAGTTGAAGACGTGACACCTGATAAGGGAGATCGCGATAAGCGACGCTCTCGTATCAAGGAGCTATTCAACCGTGGAACTGGACGCGATTCTTGATAACCTGAGCGACGAAGAGCAAATCGAATTGCTCGAGCTACTCGAAGAAGAAGAGAACTACCGGAACACACACCTGCTATATGAATTTACGCCATACAGCAAACAGCGTGAGTTCATCGACGCCGGGCATGACTATCCAGAGCGCTGTTTTATGGCTGGTAACCAGATTGGTAAGTCATTTACTGGTGCTGCTGAAGTCGCGTTTCACCTTACCGGGCGTTATCCGGGCACAAAAGGCTATCCTGCTGATGGTAAATATGGCGGTGAGTGGAAAGGTAGGCGTTTCTATGAGCCTGTTGTCTTCTGGATTGGCGGCGAGACAAACGAGACGGTAACCAAAACGACTCAACGCATCCTGTGCGGTCGTATTGAAGAGAATGATGAACCGGGCTACGGTTCAATACCGAAAGATGACATCATTAGCTGGAAGAAGTCTCCTTTCTTTCCGAACCTTGTTGATCACCTTCTGGTTAAGCATCACACGGCTGATGGCGTTGAAGATGGCATTTCAATCTGCTACTTCAAACCATACTCGCAAGGCCGTGCTCGCTGGCAGGGTGACACAATCCACGGCGTGTGGTTTGACGAAGAGCCACCATACAGCATTTATGGCGAAGGTCTTACCCGTACCAACAAATACGGTCAATTCTCAATTCTGACGTTTACCCCGCTGATGGGGATGTCTGACGTTGTTACCAAGTTCCTGAAGAATCCCAGCAAGTCGCAGAAAGTGGTCAACATGACCATCTACGACGCTGAGCACTACACAGACGAACAGAAAGAGCAAATCATCGCATCTTATCCTGAGCATGAGAGAGAGGCGCGTGCTCGCGGTATTCCTACGATGGGTAGTGGTCGAATCTTCCAGATACCGGAAGAGACTATTAAGTGTCAGCCGTTCGAGTGTCCTGATCACTTCTACGTGATTGGCGGGATGGATTTCGGATGGGATCACCCACAGGCTCAGGTTCAGCTTTGGTGGGATAAGGACGCAGACACAATCTACGTTTCACGCGTGTGGAAGGCGAAAGAAAAAACAGCTGTTCAGGCATGGGGGGCTGTTAAATCATGGGCGCATAAAGTGCCAACCGCATGGCCTCATGACGGAAACCAGCATGAGAAGGGCGGCGGTGAGCAGCTCAAAGGGCAGTATGCAGACGCTGGATTTATGATGTTACAGGAGCATGCGACATGGCCTGATGGCGGTAATGCTGTTGAGCCTGGCATCACTGAATTGCGCGACATGATGCTCGATGGTCGCTTCAAAGTATTCAACACCTGTGAGCCATTCTTTGAGGAGTTCCGCCTCTATCACCGTGATGAAAACGGGAAAATCGTCAAGCTTAACGACGACGTTCTCTCAGCCGTTCGCTATGCATACATGATGCGCCGCTTCGCAAAAATGATGCGCGACATCAAAAAACCAAAAGAGAAAAAGATACCAGCCCCAATCAGGCCCATCGCACGGAGAACTTAAATGGCCGACGAAAACAGACTCAATTCCATTCTGTGTAAGTTTGACGCGGACTGGATGGCGAGCGATGAAGCCAGAACCGAGGCGACAAATGACCTGTATTTTAGCCGAGTGTCGCAATGGGATGACTGGCTATCAAACTACACCACCCTGCAATATCGCGGACAATTCGATGTTGTCCGCCCGGTGGTCAGGAAGCTGGTCGCAGAGATGCGCCGGAACCCTATCGACGTTCTCTTCCGACCAAAAGACGGTGCTAATCCTGATGCAGCCGATGTATTGATGGGTATGTATCGTACTGATATGCGCCATAACACGGCAAAGATTGCCGTTAACGTTGGCGTTCGTGAGCAGATAGAGTCCGGCGTTGGCGCATGGCGTCTGGTCACGCAGTACGAAGACAACGATCCAACAAGCAACAATCAGGTAATTCGACGCCTGCCAATTCATGAAGCCTGCTCACACGTCATATGGGACGCCAACAGCAAGCAGATGGATAAGAGCGACGCTAAGCACTGCACGGTGATTAACGCCTTGTCGCGCAATGGCTGGAAAGAGTTCGCAGAGGATTACGGTATTGATCCTGACACCCTGCCATCTTTCCAGAATCCGAACGATACATGGCTGTTTCCGTGGGTATCGAATGATGTCGTCTACGTCGCTGAGTATTACGAGGTCGAAGAGAAGAAGGAGAAAGTCTTCATCTACCGCGACCCGCTGACAGGTGAGCCGGTCAGCTATTACCAGCAGGATATCAAAGACGTCATCGACGACCTGGCTAATCGTGGATTCATTAAGGTAGCAGAGCGTAAGGTGAAGCGTCGTCGTGTGTATAAGTCGATCATCACCTGCACGCAGATACTGAAAGACCGAGAAAAGATAGCCGGAGAGCATATCCCAATCGTTCCAGTGTATGGAGAATGGTCATTCGCTGGTGACAAGGAGTGCTACGAGGGAGTGGTAAGGCTGACGAAAGACGGGCAGCGACTTCGCAACATGATTATGTCGTTCAACGCCGACATCGTGGCGCGGAACCCTCAGAAGAAACCTTTCTTCTATCCAGAGCAGATTGCCGGTTATGAGCACATGTACGGTGGCGATGACGCCTATCCGTACTATCTCATCAATCGCACTGATGAAAACGGAGCTGATCTACCGCCAACGCCAGTTGCGTACATGGAGGAGCCTCAGGTTCCGCAGGCCAACGCCTACATGCTTGAGGCCGCCACCGCTGCAGTGAAGGAAGTCGCTAGCCTTGGCGTTGATGCTGAGGCTGCAAACGGGCAGGTGGCTTTCGATACCGTCAATCAACTGAACATGCGGGCAGACCTTGAGACATATGTGTTTCAGGATAACCTGGCTACCGCAATGCGACGTGATGGCGAGATTTATGCCTCAATGGTCAACGATATTTATGACGTTCCTCGTCATGTAACGCTGACACTTGAAGATGGTAGCGAGAAAGACGTTCAACTATACGCGCAAGTTGTAGATTACCAGTCCGGTAATGTGGTCACACTCAACGACATTCGCGGTCGCTATGAGTGCTATACAGACGTTGGACCATCCTTCCAGAGTATGAAGGAACAGAACCGCGCAGAGATTCAGGAGTTGCTCACCAAGGTACCGCAAGGTACTCCAGAGTTCCAGATGCTGATGCTGCAATACTTCACGCTGCTTGACGGTAAAGGCGTCGAGATGATGCGAGAGTACGCGAACAAGCAACTGGTGATGATGGGGCTGAAGAAACCAGAAACACCAGAAGAGATGGAGATGGTACAGCAGGCTCAACAGCAGCCGCAGCAGCCATCAGCAGAGCAAATTCAGGCGCAGGGTATCCTTCTGCAAGGTCAGGCTGAATTGCTCAAGGCAGAGAACCAACAGGCGCAGATTCAGGTTGAAGCCGCCAAGGTTGAAGCCCAAAACCAACTCAACGCCGCGAAGATTGCGGAAATCTTCAACAATATGGACCTCGACAAGCAGGCAGAACTGCGTGAGTACCTCAAGCTCGTAGGTCAATTCCAGCAACAGCGCAGCAAAGATGCTCGTGCTAACGCTGAGCTGCTTCTTAAAGATGCAGACCAGACTCATTCACAACGCATGGATTTCGCGAATCTTATGCGTCAAGTTCAAATCCCCTCCGGCGGAGTAGCCGAGACACCTCAATAAGAGAGAGTTAACCATGGACCAAACCACCGACATTCAGGCTTCTGAAGAATTAACCCTGCCCGGCAATCATGCAGCGGCATCTGCTGATGGCTTAGTTGTCGATAATGCCAACGACAACGCAGGTCAGGAAGAAGGCTTCGAGATTGTCCTGAAAGACGATGAGAAACCAAAACAAGACCCGGCAACTAATGCTGAATTTGCCCGTCGCCGCATTGAACGCAAACGCCAGCGTGAGCTTGAGCAGCAGATGGAAGCGGTTAAGCGTGGAGAGTTGCCGGAGCACCTGCGGGTGAACCCTGAGTTACCAAAACAACCAGACCCTAACGATTATCTTTCCGAAGATGCACTGGCTAAGTACGACTATGACCAGAGCCGCGCACTGGCTGCCTTCCAGCAGGCAAACAGTGAATGGCAGATCAAGGCTATGGACGCACGAAGCCGGGCTGTCGCCGAGCAGGGTCGCAAAACTCAGGAGTTCACCCAGCAATCAGCGCAATACGTCGAGGCAGCCCGTAAGCACTACGACGCAGCGGAAAAACTCAATATCCCTGACTATCAGGAGAAAGAGGATGCATTCATGCAACTGGTGCCGCCAGCAGTCGGTGCCGACATCATGCGCCTCTTCCCGGAGAAATCCGCCGCTCTCATGTATCACCTTGGTGCTAATCCTGAGAAAACACGCCAGTTGCTGGCGATGGACGGGCAATCCGCGCTGATTGAACTCACTCGACTGTCAGAACGTTTAACTCTCAAGCCTCGAGCAAAGCCTGTCTCAGAAGCCCCGTTACCTGATGAACCCATTCAGGGACACGCTGTTGCTGCAAATATCTCTGCGATTGAAAAGCAGATGGAAGCGGCAGCAAACAAAGGTGATGTGGAGACATACCGCAAGCTCAAGGCGCAACTGAATAAAGGAATTCGATAATGGCATTAAATGAAGGTCAACTGGTCACGTATGCTCTGGATGAAATCATCGAAACAGTCCAGAACCTGACGCCAATGGCGTCCAAAGTGACAAAATACACCCCTCCGGCAGAATCCATGCAGCGTTCAAGCAACACCGTGTGGATGCCTGTTGAGCAGGAAGCGCCAACCCAGACTGGCTGGGATTTAACTGGCAACGCAACCGGGATTCTGGAACTCTCCGTGAAATGCAACATGGGCGATCCGGATAACGATTTCTTCGAGCTTCGTGCAGATGACCTGCGTGATGAGCGTTCTTACCGTCGTCGCATCCAGGCATCCGCCAAAAAACTGGCGAATAACATTGAGTCAGCAATTGCAAAACAGGCAACTGAAATGGGCTCGCTTGTTGTTCACGATACCCGCGCAATTGGTCCATCTACTGGCCTGTCTGGCTGGGATTTTGTGTCTGATGCAGAACGTCTGATGTTCTCCCGTGAGCTAAACCGCGACATGGGCATCAGTTACTTCCTGAACCCTGACGATTACCGCAAAGCAGGCCGCAATCTTGTAGATGGTGACATCTTCGGTCGCGTTCCTGAAGACGCGTATCGCAACGGTACTATTCAGCGTCAGATTGCTGGCTTTGATGAAATTCTTCGCTCACCGAAACTTCCTGCAGTTACCAAGTCAACCGCTACTGGTGTAACTGTTTCTGGTGCGCAGAAGTTTAAGCCGCAGGCATACACCCTTGATACCGATGGTAACAAAGAGAACGTCGACAACCGTGTTGCAACGGTGACCGTATCCTCCACCACCGGATTTAAGCGCGGCGACAAAATCAGCTTCACTGGTGTGAAATTCCTGTCTCAGATGGCGAAGAACGTGCTGACTGATGATGCGACTTTCTCAATCACCCGTGTGATCGATGGTACTCACATCGAAATCACGCCGAAACCGATTGCACTGGATGACGCGTCACTGACAAAAGAAGAGAAGGCTTACGCTAATGTAAACACATCTCTTGCTGATACCACTCCGGTAAACGTTCTGAACGTGGCAACAACCACCGCTAACGTGTTCTGGGCTGATGACTCAATCCGCCTGCTGTCTCAGCCGATCCCGGTAACCCATGAACTGTTTGCTGGCATGAAAACGTCTTCCTTCAGCATTCCAGGTATTGGTGTTAACGGCATCTTCGCAACGCAGGGTGATATCAACACTCTGTCTGGTAAGTGCCGTATTGCTGTGTGGTATTCAGCATGTGCTGTACGACCAGAGGCAATTGGTGTTGGTCTGCCTAACCAGACCGCGTGATAACCAGAGGGAGCTTCGGCTCCCTTTTTTATCTGGAGACAAGCATGACACACATGATCTTTCGTCATGGAGACATGAAGAAATGGAAAGGCGTTGGATACGACTTTGAAATCGTGAAAGCCGAAGAGCTTCAGGAATATCTGGATGCTGGCTGGTTTTCACATCCTGATGACCTTTTGAAGGATGTTGCAGAGCCAGAAGAAAAACAGCGTAAAAAGCCTGGTCGAAAACCTAAGGCGGCAGCAGATGAACCTGACAACGAAGGGTGATTTAGTCCTTGCGGCATTACGTAAGCTCGGTGTGGCATCAAATGCCACGTTAACAGATGTCGAACCGCAGTCTATGGAAGACGGCGTCAACGACCTTGAAATGATGATGGCTGAATGGCTTGGCGGTGATGCGTCACCTGGTATCAACGTTGGCTACATTTTTGCTGATGCAGATGTTGCTCCGGATCCGGGCGATGAGCACGGTTTATCAAATAACGCTATCAATGCCATCATTTTCAACCTTGCCTGCCGCATTGCACCGGATTATGCGCTGGAAGCACCTGCAAAACTTATAACCACTGCCAGATACGGGAAAGAGCGACTCGTCAAACTGTCTGCAATGGACAGAGCAAAAGCCGCTAAATGTAAGTCCGGTTATCCAAACCGTATGCCTGTTGGTAGTGGTAACCAGTTGGCGAAGTGGAACGGTTGGAATTACTTCCAGCGAAAGGAACCTTGCGATAACGGGAGCGAATAATGCCGATTCAGCAACTTCCGCTTATGAAAGGCGTCGGCAAAGACTTTCGAAACGCCGACTATATCGACTATCTGCCAGTGAATATGTTGGCTACACCAAAAGAAATCCTTAACAGCAGCGGATATCTTCGCTCATTCCCGGGCATTGCCAAACGTTCTGATGTGAACGGCGTATCGCGCGGCGTCGAGTACAACATGGCGCAGAATGCTGTTTATCGTGTGTGTGGTGGGAAGCTGTACAAAGGAGAAAGTGAAGTCGGTGATGTTGCCGGAAGTGGTCGAGTATCAATGGCTCATGGTCGGACATCACAGGCGGTAGGTGTTAATGGTCAACTGGTCGAGTATCGCTATGATGGCACGGTTAAAACCGTCTCAAACTGGCCTACAGACAGCGGATTCACACAGTACGAGTTAGGTTCAGTTCGTGACATTACGCGCTTACGTGGGCGTTATGCGTGGTCAAAAGACGGTACTGATTCATGGTTTATCACTGACCTTGAAGACGAATCACATCCTGACCGATACAGCGCACAATATCGCGCAGAATCTCAGCCTGATGGCATCATCGGCATAGGTACATGGCGAGACTTCATCGTCTGCTTTGGTTCATCGACGATTGAATATTTCTCCCTGACGGGCGCAACCACTGTTGGTGCCGCTTTGTATGTCGCCCAGCCATCGTTGATGGTGCAAAAAGGAATCGCCGGAACCTACTGCAAAACGCCGTTTGCTGATTCATATGCGTTCATCAGCAATCCGGCAACAGGTGCGCCGTCTGTGTACATCATCGGCTCCGGTCAGGTGTCACCAATCGCCAGTGCGAGCATTGAGAAAATCCTCCGCTCCTACACTGCTGATGAACTGGCTGATGGCGTGATGGAATCGTTGCGGTTTGATGCGCATGAGTTGCTGATTATCCACCTTCCGCGCCATGTTCTTGTTTACGACGCATCTTCAAGCTCCAATGGCCCGCAATGGTGTGTACTGAAAACAGGCCTGTATGACGATGTGTACCGCGCTATCGACTTCATTTACGAAGGCAACCAAATAACGTGCGGCGATAAGCTGGAGTCCGTGACCGGGAAATTGCAGTTCGATATCAGCAGTCAGTATGGGCTTCAACAGGAACACCTGCTGTTTACTCCACTGTTCAAAGCGGATAACGCCAGATGCTTCGATCTGGAGGTGGAATCATCCACTGGCGTAGCTCAGTACGCCGACCGCCTGTTCCTCTCTGCAACCACTGACGGCATCAATTACGGGCGTGAGCAGATGATTGAGCAGAATGAACCGTTCGTTTACGACAAACGCGTTTTGTGGAAGAAAGTAGGGCGCATCAGGAAAAACATTGGTTTCAAATTGCGCGTTATCACGAAGTCACCTGTCACTCTGTCTGGCTGCCAGATAAGGATTGAGTAATGGCGGATTCGAATCTCAATGTGCCGGTAATCATTCAGGCTACACGGCTCGACACATCAGTCCTTCCACGCAATATCTTCTCGCAGTCGTATCTGCTTTACGTTATCGCACAGGGTACTGATGTTGGTAACGTGGCGAACAAAGCCAACGAGGCCGGACAGGGTGCTTATGACGCACAAGTCAGGAACGATGAGCAGGATGTGATTCTCGCTGACCATGAGCAGCGAATTTCTGCTGCGGAAGCAACGCTTGTTAATCATGAGGAGCGAATCAGCCAGGCAGAATCAACTCTTCAGGAACATGAAACACGAATAGCTCAGAATGAAAGCGATATTGCATCGCTTGATACCAGAGTTCAGTCGCTGGAATCGCAGGTTTCAGACCATGAAACGCGCATCGATGCTCTGGAGTATGCCACTACTCGCAAGAAGTCAGAGGTTGTTTACTCTGGCGTATCAGTAACCATCCCGACAGCGCCGACCAACCTTGTTAGCCTGCTGAAAACGCTCACGCCGTCATCCGGCTCGTTGGCACCATTCTTCGACACAGTTAACAACAAGATGGTTGTGTTCAACGAGAACAAAACCCTGCTCTTCAAGTTGTCGATTGTCGGCACGTGGCCCAGCGGAACCTCCAACAGGTCAATGCAGCTAACCTTTTCCGGCTCTGTTCCTGACACACTGGTCAGCAGTCGTAATGCGGCGACAACAACCGACAACATCCTGTTAGCTACGTTCTTCAGCGTGGATAAAGACGGCTTTCTTGCCACAAATGGCAGTACGTTAACTATTCAGTCAAATGGTGCGGCGTTTACTGCCACAACCATCAAGATAATCGCGGAGCAGTAATGATTCAGTTCAAACCAACGCGAAACATCGACCTGATCGAAGCAGTCGGAAATCACCCTGACATTATTGCCGGGAGCAACAACGGTGATGGATACGACTACAAACCTGATTGCCGTTACTTTGAGGTGAACGTGCACGGGCAGTTCGGCGGCATTGTTTACTATCAGGAGATTCAGCCGCTGACATTAGATTGCCACGCCATGTACCTGCCAGAGATTCGCGGATTCAGCAAGGAAATCGGGCTGGCGTTCTGGCGATACATTCTGACTAACACCACCGTTCAGTGCGTCACATCGTTCGCTGCACGCAAATTCCGCCACGGTCAGATGTATTGCGCGATGATTGGCCTTAAGCGTGTAGGAACCATCAAGAAATACTTCAAAGGCGTGGATGACGTGACTTTTTACAGCGCCACACGCGAAGAACTAATCGACTTCCTGAATCACGGGAGATAGCCATGTTATATGCATTTAAGCTGGGCAGAAAACTGCGCGGCGAGGAACCTTATTGCCCTGAAAAGGGTGGGAAAGGTGGCAGTTCTGATAAAAGCGCAAAGTATGCCGCAGAAGCTCAGAAGTATGCAGCAGACCTGCAAAATCAGCAGTTCAACACCATCATGAACAACCTGAAGCCGTTTACTCCTCTGGCTGATAAGTATGTCGGAAGCCTCGAAAACTTATCGTCTCTGGAGGGGCAAGGTCAGGCGCTTAACCAGTATTACAACTCTCAGCAGTACAAAGATCTTGCTGGTCAGGCTCGCTATCAGAGTCTGGCGGCAGCGGAAGCAACAGGTGGATTGGGTTCCACCGCAACCAGTAATCAGTTAGCAACAATCGCACCAACGCTTGGTCAGCAATGGCTATCTGGTCAGATGAACAACTACCAGAATCTGGCAAATATTGGTCTTGGCGCACTGCAAGGTCAGGCAAACGCCGGGCAGACATATGCCAACAACATGAGTCAGATTTCGCAGCAAAGTGCGGCTCTTGCAGCGGCAAATGCCAACAGACCATCAGCAATGCAATCTGCTATTGGCGGAGGTGCGTCTGGTGCTATTGCTGGGGCCGGACTTGCGAAATTAATTGGTTCATCAACTCCGTGGGGGGCTGCGATCGGCGGCGGTCTTGGTCTGCTTGGCTCGTTGTTTTAAGGAGTAATCAATGGCTACGTGGCAACAGGGTATTAATTCTGGTGGTTTTCTGGCTGGCATCGGTACGCAAAATGAGAATGCGCCAAAGGCAAGCGACATTAACGCAACGCTTGGTCTGATCCGCGAAAACAATGAACTGGCTCGCTCAGGTGCAAATAACGTTGGTCTGACCGCGTTACGTGGTCTGGCTGGAGTTGCTGATATTTACAATCAGGAACAGCAACAGAAAGCGATTAGTGCGTTCAATAAGGTTCACGCTGATGCATGGGCTTCTGGTGATCCATCGGGACTATTTAAGTTTGCCCAGGAAAATCCAGCGTTTGTTGCACAGGCACAACAGGCGTTTTCCGGTCTTAATGATCAGCAACGCAACGATATGGGCGATTTAGCCATGAGGGCTAACGTCGCTCTTTCTCAGGGACCGGAAGCCTACAGTAAATTCATTACTGACAACAAGGACAGGTTAAATCGCGTGGGGGCGAATGCTGACTGGATGATTCAGACAGGTATCCAGAATCCAGAGCAGCTATCACACATGCTGACTACTATGTCTCTCGGTGCGCTTGGACCAGAAAATGCGTTTGCTGTTCAGGACAAGATGGTTGGTCGCCAACTTGAGAAAGGGCGATTGGATGAAAGCATCCGTCAGGCTGACATGCAGAACGCCACCACGCGACAGGGGCAGCAGCTCTCATATGGCGCTCAGATGGCTCGTCTGAATCACGATAAATACGTATACAGGCAGTCACAGGCGGCGCTTAAAAAATATGGCGACGTTCAGGACATGGACACCCTGGCGTTAAACTCTCAAATCGCCTCTACGGGAGTTGACCCTTTAACCGGCAAGCCAGCAACCGGCGCGCGAATGGGGCAGGCCAGAAAGTGGCTTGAGGGTAATAACGGATATAACGAATCTCTAATCACTGGCGAGAGGGGGATCGAGAAGATTGACTCTCTGATGAACAAGGGAGACCTGGCAGGCGTCGGTCGGGTTGAAGGTCGCTACCCTGACGCCATGACCTCTGCTGAAGGGCTGGAAAACAGAAACGCTATTGAGGAACTGAAATCTGGCGCTTTCGTTCAGAACGTTCAGATGCTCAGAGGCTTGGGAGCACTTTCGAACGCAGAAGGAAGCAAGCTCGAAAACCTGATCGCCCGCCTCGATGTTACACAACCAGCTGACGTGGTGAAAAAGCAGCTTGGAGAAATTCGCAGCCAATATTCTGTACTGCAAAAGGTGGCGGGCCGCGAAGCTGAATCTATGGGCTACAGCTCGCAGGGATACGATACATATGTGTCAGAAAGGAAATCACAGAAGGATCAGCAGAAGGCAGGCACAACAGGGCAAGCACCGGAAGCAGCTATCCAGGCACTGAAAGCAAACCCGGCATTAGCGTCTCAGTTCAAAGCTAAATACGGCTATCTCCCATAAGGAGGGAGTAATGGCGAATTTCTTCGACCAATTTGATGAAGCCATCCCTCAACCGGAAACTCCAGCGGCAGAGGGTAACTTCTTTGATCAGTTTGATGAGCAGCCAGCTCAACCGCAAGAGCAGTCTCTGTTGCAGAGCGCAGAGCAGGCCGGTCGCGGCCTGGTAAACATTCCGTTCGATGTGCTGCAGGGCGGTGCAAGCCTGATTAACGCTATTAGTCAGGGGTTAGGCGGGCCAAAAGTATTGGATGATGTCTATCGTCCAGTAGACAGACCGACAGACTCCTACGCTCAAGCTGGAGAAACAATTGGCGGGTATTTAGTTCCAGGAGTTGGAACGGCAGGAAGTATGGCTATTGGATCACTGGCAGAGGCCGCAAATCAGAAAGGCGATTTCGCACAAAATGCAGCAAGAAACGCCGGAGTTAACCTTGCCGCTCAGGGGGTTCTTTCCGCAGCAGCAAAGGGAATAGGGCGTGGAATTACTGCTGTTCGTGGCGAAATATCACCAGCAGATCAGCAATTGCTCAAGCGTGCCGCTGCGGCAGATGTACCAGTTATGACATCGGATGTAGTTCCTCCAAAAACAAAACTTGGCAATCAACTGCAGGGTTACTCAGAAGGAGTCATAGCTGGTACTGGACCAATGAGAGCCGCACAGCAGGATGCCAGAACCAAGCTTGTTAATCGCTTCACCGAAAAATACGGCGACTACGATCCATCTGTAGTCGTTGATAGTCTAAAGTCAGGCGTTGCAAGGGAAAAATCGTTAGCCAAGTCAAAACTAAACAGCCTGTCAGGAAGAATGGTTGGAAAGCCAGTTGATACAAGTGGCGCCATAAGAGCTATCGACGGAGCAGTAAACGAACTTGGGAAACTTAAAGGTGTTTCTGACACCCAGACCATTTCTGCGCTTAATGATTATAAGAATGCCATTCAGGAGATAACAAATGGAGATGATGCCTTTGAGTTACTTGATAAGCTGAGAACTCAGTTCCGCATTGACGTAAAAGGCGATCGTACAGTTCTGCCATCAATGTCGCAAACAATGGTCGACAGGGTCTATAACTCGCTAACCAATAGCCTTAGTAAATCTATAGCGAAAGGACTTAGCCCAAAAGATGCTTCAGCATGGAGAGCGGGAAAAGCTGATTATGCAAAAATGGCAACACATGTAACTCAAACGCGCCTTAAAAACGTTCTAAACAAAGGAGATTTAACTCCCGAGGCTGTAAATACCATTGTGTATGGACAATATGGGTCAGATATAGCTCGATTGTACGGGAAACTCGATCAAAAAGGTAAAGACATGCTAAGGGCGGCATATATCAGCAAAATAGCTGACAAGGTAGGTGACAGCCCTCAGAAAATGATGACCGAGCTTGGCAAGCTGCAAAAACAAGCAAATGGTCAGGTGTTTAAAACTGTATTTGGTGGGAAGAACGGAAAAGAGATAGAGGGGATGTTATCTATTCTCGATGCTACCAAAAGAGCATCTGAGGCTAATGTTGTGACGAAGACTGGCATGACACTCGCGCCTTTGGTAAGGGTTATTGGTAACCTAAAAACCGGAGGCGCGCTATTGGCTGGGGAAACAGGGATTGGCCTTATGTCGAGGGTTTATGAAAGCCCTATGGCTAGGAATGCTCTCTTACGTCTGGCAAACACCAAGGCAGGAACGCCAGCCTATGAAAGAGCATTAAGTAACGCTGCAAATGCCATCAGACCGCTGCTTGCCACTGAGGCAACACAGCAGTGACTAAATGCCATGGACGGCATATATTAGTTTTTTTCCCTTGATATGTATTCATTAATCTTTACAAAGCACCAATGAAAAGCAAATAAAAAAACACCTGCGATGTAAAAGCAAATGACGATGACCCATGCCTTTGTTTTTGAAGGGTAAAAAATATCTATGATATACCCTATTCCCACTGGTGTTGCTGCAATAGCTGCTAATAATATGATCCAAATAGTTTTTCTTGCAGCATTAAAACGCAATAGCCAAGAAAAAACTTTATATATCCCGTATACCAAGACCACCAAGGTACAGACAACTAGGGAAATATAACCGATTTGGGGATATAACTTAGCAACTATTAAGCTCAGTAATATTATGATGATTGTTTGACCATTCACGCCAACCTCCCACTAAGGTAACAATATGACCATAGAAGAACGCCTGAACAACATCGAGTTGAATCAAACCCTGCTTGACCAGCGACTTTCAGATCTTGAACTTAAAGATCTGGATGCGCAAATATCGGAAGCAGAAGCCAAGCTCTCCAGCCTAAACCACCGCAAGAAGCAAATCCGCAACAGAATTACTCAGGGACGCGGAAGCTGTTGAGGTGGGATGCTAGGTCTCTATCGTTAAAATCAAGGCTGCTAATCATTTCATTGTAAATAGCGTTTTTATCTTCCATTGGCAGTCTTGAGTAAACCAGACACAGAGCATATTTCAGGGAGTTTAGCTCTTTCTCTAGCTCTTCCTTGCTTGATGTTTTTGACTTAATAAACTGTTTTTTATTCATTTTGCATCCTTACCATACATGGTTTTCAGTGTTTCAATCAGCGCATCCCTGAATTTGTCAGCCTCTTTCTGAGCAAATTCATTGCTATTAAGCGATCTACCACAAACAGCATCTTCGATAATCTGTATTATTTCAGCATTCATGGAACGCTTGTTATGTTGCGCCCTGGCTTTAACCTTTGCCTTTAACTCTTTGGAAATCCTGATATTTATTTGCGGCTCTTCGCGTGACATACCACCTCCATAGCATTTTGGTGATATTACTATTGCATCACTGCGATCACAATGGTATAACGGTTATACCAAATTGATTGGAGGTAATATGATAGTCAAGTCAGACGCACCAAAGTACCCTTTGCGCATCCCATTAGAGGTTAAGTTAGCAATCGAGAAGTCAGCGAAAGAAAATGGTCGCTCAATAAATACCGAGATGGTAATGCGGTTAGTGGATAGTTTAAGGCGGGATAGTTCTAAAGGTAATCTAGCAAAAAGTTGAAGCCCCAACTGCGGGAACAGTCAGGGCTTCGGTATCAACAAATCGGATTAGGAAATATTGACATGAAAAGTATAGCAAAGGCACAAAACGATTTCACCATCTTCAAATTCGGCGACAGTGAAATCCGCGTCATCAACAAATGCGGTGAGCCGTGGTTTGTAGCAAAAGATGTTTGTGATGCTTTAACCCTGACTAACTCACGCAAGGCGCTTACTGCACTTGATGACGATGAAAAGGGAGTAACTTTAAGTTACACCCTTGGTGGTGAGCAGAATCTAAGCATTGTTAGCGAATCAGGTATGTATACATTGGTTCTGCGCTGCCGCGATGCTGTCAATAAAGGTTCGGTCCCGCACAAATTCCGCAAGTGGGTAACAGCAGAAGTTCTACCTTCAATTCGCAAACATGGCGAGTATGTGAAAGGCAAGAAAACCACTGTTGAGGAAAGAACGCCGCTACGCGATGCAGTAAACATGCTGGTAGGAAAGAAAGGACTTCGCTATGACGATGCATACAATATGGTTCATCAGCGTTTTGGTATTGACAGCATTGATGAACTTTCAATTGAACAAATCCCGCTGGCCGTAGAGTACATCCACAGGGTAGTGCTTGAAGGCGAGTTTATCGGCAAACAAGAGAAGAAAGCAAACGAGCTTTCTGCAAAAGAAGCAAACAGCCTTGTATGGCTATGGGATTATGCTAACCGTTCACAGGCATTATTCCGCGAACTGTATCCGGCATTAAAACAAGTTCAATCGAACTATTCCGGCAGATGCTACGACTACGGTCATGAATTCTCGTATGTTATCGGAATGGCGAGAGACGTTTTAATCAATCACACACGAGATGTTGATATCAATGAGCCAGACGGACCAGCGAATCTTTCCGCATGGATGAGACTTAAGAATAAAGAATTACCTCCTTCAGTACATAACTACTGACAGATAACCAACGCGACAACCCAGCTTCGGCTGGGTTTTTTTATGCCCAAAATTCATCGTAGCCATGCTTCGGTGATTCCTTGTATCTGGAGCAAATTAAATGACAGACATTACAGCCAATGTGATCGTATCAATGCCTTCGCAACTCTTCACTATGGCGCGTTCTTTTAAAGCGGTTGCCAATGGCAAAATTTATATCGGTAAAATTGACACTGACCCGGTAAATCCTGAAAACCAGATTCAGGTTTATGTGGAGAACGAAGACGGCTCTCACGTTCCTGTTTCGCAGCCAATCATCATTAACGCTGCTGGATATCCGGTATATAACGGACAGATTGCCAAATTCGTTACTGTACAGGGCCATTCTATGGCTGTTTATGATGCGTATGGGGCGCAGCAGTTCTATTTTCCGAATGTGCTGAAGTATGATCCTGATCAATTTTCTGTATGGGCAAAAAATCATTTCAGACTTAACTTCTATTTTAAGTCTGATATTAGTTTTTCATCAGGTGGACATATTGATGATGAGCGCTATGCTGTTCTTTATGATAACGATCCTGATGGAAACATGTATTTTTATGCCAGGAAAGATATAGTAGAAGGCGGTTATGATGTTGATGCTGGAAGCCATCCAGATGATAATTGGATATGCGTTGGACTACTTAATGGGTTTAACTTAAACACCCCAGAGAACTTCGGCGCCAAACCTTATTCTGAAAGTGATTGTTTAAATGCAATTAACATGGCAATTAAAACAGGGTTTATTGAGTTAACGCCTGGTTGTACATATTTTGTTAGCGATGAAGTTGTTATCCCATCGTATTTAGTGATGGAAACAAACGGCGCAACTATTAAAGCGATGAGTGGCTATTCATGGGGTGGAAAGGCTGTAGTTCGCGCCAGCAAAAAACCAGTAGGAACATCCCCGGATCTTTCATTGCCTGAACAACAAGTTCGTGGAATTAGGCACATTGGTACATTAAATATTGATGCTAACAATGTTGCGCCTTACGGTTTTTATGGTTTTGGTGTAGTTGCAGAATCTGTCACAGACATTATATATGCTTATAATGCCACAGAAGTTGGAATTGTACTTCTTGGGAGTTGGTATCATAAAGTAAATCAATATATGGGAATTGATTGTGCAAGAGGTGTCTCTTTGGCACATGGTTTCTCCGGTGAAACCGGAGACGTAAACGTTAATGGTGTTGAATTTGGTGTCGTCGCTGCGTATAACACATCAAAATCTTTGTCCTATGGGTATGATCCGTATTCATCATCTTTAACCCCACAGCTCATAGGTGCCGGTGTCACTCTCGGGCAAGGATTGGCATCAAGAATAGGAACATTAATAGCTGAAACCACAGCAGGCGCTGGTTTAGCTACTGTTAACGCTGTTAGTTGGTCTGTTGGTTCTATGTACTTTGAAAAATGCAGTGAAGCGCTTGAAGATAGTGCAGAGCCTGATATCGCGATATTATCAACTACAGGAAATGTCGAGGACCACGTGTTTGACGTTGGTAATATCCATTTTGGCATAGGTACTGGTATACTGCAAAGAGCAACGGCAAGTGAGTTTCTAAACATCCAATCCATATACCGTGTGGACAATAAAAAAACATGGCATAGCTCTTCAAAGGCGTCTTCAAGTTTTGTAAATTTTGTAAACTATTACGTTCTACTGGCTTATGATTACACTAAACCGGTTCAACTTACTAATGACGTAGGCAAAGAGGTTATTAGTTCATCGTCAATGCTTAACTTTAAGGATTTTTCAAATATGCCAAGTATACCTTTTGTATACACTGGAGGTGAGATAGCAATTCACATTTCTATCTCTTCCGGTAGTGTATTATATACTGAATTTCAGGTGACTTCTGATTCAGGAATAGAATACATATCCTGTGATACTTCACCGCTGCAGTTTAACCTTACTCAACCAAGAACAGTAGGGAATACCTACATAGTGACGCTAGCAACTGCACAACAGGCAGCTTCCGGTCAAGGGGCGATACATATACTGAAACAAAAACCAAGCCAATGGCTTCGTTAGATAATGGCTTTATATAATGAAGCTATAATTATTTACGTTATAAGACATGATGTTTTGCATGGTAACCAGTTCGCCCACCATTGCATCATTTCTCTGCAATTAACGTAGCGGATGTCTCACTATCACACTGTGATGGTTCATTACTGCTTTGTAGAATGGATAGAGAACTGAGGATAAAAAGATATCCCAAAACCTCATCTTTAGGATTTGCAGAAATGGAGGCGTGAACAGATACCTACGCATGAAGACGGAACTAGTCCAGATGTGATATTTGTGGTGATCACATACATCATCAACGATGCGCATGTGAGTTTGATTATTGCACGGTTTATAGGTGGCGCTATGCCACCCTCTCATCGAGATAATCCGCCCACCACTGCATCATTTCTCTGCGCTTATCGAGATACTGAGCATGGTTGTAAATCCCACGCACAGATCCGCCGTTGGCATGTGCCAGTTGCACTTCAATAGCGTCAGCAGGCCATTCGTGCTCGTTCATAATCGTGCTGAATTCATGCCTGAATCCGTGACCGCTTTCCAGACCTTCATAGCCGATTTGTTTGATCACAAGCAGCACCGCGTTCTCGCAGATCGGCTTCTTCTTATCGTTGCGCCCGGCAAAAACAAACTCTGATACTGGTTTAGTGATGGAGCTTAGCGTAGTGAGAAGTTCAACCACCTGGTCTGACATCGGGACCACATGAATTTTGCGTCCCTTCATCACACTGGCGTCGATGGTGATAATCCTGTTTTCAAAATCGACGTTCTTCCATTGCATGGAACGAAGCTCTTTCGTTCTTAGGGCGGTGTAGCGTAAAATTTTGGTAGCAATGAGCGATACGATACTTCCTGAAAATGTTGCCAGTGCTTTGTTGAATGCCGGGATCTGGTCGGCAGGAAGAAACGGGAAGTTCTTCTTGCGGTATCCTTTCATGGCGTCAGCAAGGTCAGGTGCCGGGTTATATTTAGCCCTGCCGGTGACAATAGCGTAACGGAAAACCTCGCCGCATCTTCTGCGGGCTTTATTGGCTCGTTCCATTGCACCGCGATCTTCAAATCTGCGGATTACTTCCAGCAGTTGCATCGGCTCAATATCCTGAATCTCAAGACCGCCGATGATGGGTAAAATGTCGTCATCAAACATTTTGGCAAGTTCAGTTGCATAGCCTACTGACCAGACTTGCTTCTTGTGCTCGTACCATTCCTTGTAAATCGCACTAAATGAATTGTTGTTAGACGAAGCCTTTTTCGCCTTTACCGGATCGATGCCAACCGAGATGTCTTTCCTCGCAGTCCATGCCTTATCCCTTGCTTCCTGCAAAGTCATAAGCGGATATTTTCCGACGGTCAGGATTTTCTCCTTACCGTCAATCTTGTAGCGAAGCTGCCATACCTTTTTCCCGGATACAGGAACATAAAGGTACAGGCCATTACCATCGAGAAGGCGGTATGGTTTTTCTTTCGGCTTTGCTGCTTCAATCTGCTTAACGGTGAGCATGGGTAAAAATCCGGTGGGTAAAATTATTTTATCCACTTTTTACCCGTCATGGAGTGCGGCTGTCAACGATCTGACGCGAACCATGACGAACCGTGAATATACGGAAGGCTTGATATTCAGGGGATTTTGCGGACTGGTACGGATGGGAGCGAACTGATAAATGGTGTCCCCTGCAGGAATCGAACCTGCAATTAGCCCTTAGGAGGGGCTCGTTATATCCATTTAACTAAGAGGACAATGCGGCATGAGTATACCCGCTAATGGAGTGCGGGGTAAGTACGCTGCCGCTCGATTGCTTAAACCCTCGCCATTTATGCCGGGTTTTTATAATTTTTCTTAATGTTTTCCGCACGTTCTGCTTTTTGGCGTGCTTCTGCTTTACGCTTATTGCTCATGTCGTTACGAATCTGTGCATGACTCATTAACGCGAAGATAAAGGTGCCGCCGCAGATGTTCCCCGCTAAAGTAGGTAGTGCGAAGGGCCAGATGAAATCGCTCCAGTGCAGCGTACCGTTAAACACCAGATAGAGGATTTCAACAGAACCGACCACGATATGGGTGGTGTCACCCAGGGCAATAAGCCAGGTCATCAATATAATCACCACAATCTTTGCCGCACCCGCTGCAGGAAACATCCAAACCATAGTGGCGATCAGCCAGCCGGAAATGATCGCGTTGGCAAACATCTCGCTGGGGGTGTTCTTCATCACATCCATGCCGATTTTGACAAATGCATCGCGAGTTTCTTCATTGAAGATAGGCATATATTCAAATGCCCACGCCGCAATACCTGTCCCGAGAATATTACCCAGCAGCACGACGCCCCATAACCGTATAAGTAAGCCGACGTTGCTCATTGTCGGTTTTTGCATGACGGGTAGTACCGCAGTCACGGTATTTTCGGTAAATAATTGCTGGCGGGCCATAATGACGATAATAAAACCAAAGGTATAACCGAGATTCTCCAGCAAGAAGCTGCCCGGCACACCTTCCAGTTCGACATGAAATATCCCTTTTGCCAGTAACGAAGCGCCCATCGACAGACCCGCCGCAATGGCTGACCACAGTAGCGCCATTGCGTCGCGTTCCAGCTCTTTTTCACCATCCTGGCGGATATGCTCATGAATTGCCATCGCCCGGGAGGGGAGTCGGTCTTCATCTATTTCTATTTTTTTGCCGCGCTCTTTTTCTTCGCTCTCAACTTCAATTTCGTCGCTGTGTTGATCAATTTTGTCGTTGTCCAT